ACGCCATATATGCTAGAGGCCATATATTTATATACGTCCTCACCGTTTGCAAACTGCTCGACCAAATCATCTTGCCCTGCAAGCCACGCAAGCACCCGCGCTTCAATCTGCGAACTATCACAATCAATCAGAGAACAACCGACAGGGGCTAATATGCTACACTTTAACTTCTTACCGTTTGCCCCTCTACTTGGGAGGTTTTGTAGATTGATTTTATCATCGCCACCCCATCGACCCGTATGCGCAGCATAATATCTTACAGGTACGGGTAATAAACCACGTTCAGAGATGTTTATGAAACGCTGTGTCCTTGTTTCTTCTAAGGTACTTTTACTACCCAAACGCGCTGCTACTAACGACTGCACCCGATCATCGTCATGACCCAATAACGCCTTAAACTCCTCGTCATTCTTAGCAAAGGCAAAGGTTCTTTTATCCGTTGTCGGGCTAATCTTTGTGGGCGGTTCGACCCCAAAACCTTTTAGTAACTTTGCGAACTTCGGATTACTCATTAGTTCTTTACGGTCAGTTATACCGGCATCCTCTAACAATTTACCCTTACGAACTTTTATATCCTCAAGATGCGCTGTTAAAAGCGCATCGTCTAAAGTTAGCGTGGGTTCAACAAACATACGGAGAGTAGTATCTATAAGACGTAACTCATCTCTTGGAAAACCTTTCCCCATTATGTTAAATAATTTGTAGGTTAAATCCACATCGTTTATGCAGTAATCCCCGTAGGTACTTAACTCTTGGGGTGTAAAATCTGCACGCCTTTTGCCCAAGGCTTGTAATACTTCTTTCCCTTTAACTCCGATACCGTACTTTTTAGATAACGCAGCGAGACTTGCGCTACTTTCAGTCCCGTTAACGGCACGAGCGATACACACAGTATCGGTATACACCCTAGGACAAATACCAAACCGCCAATTAAGAATGGCACCATCAAACATAGTGTTATGACAAAGAGCCATAGCCGTCTTAAAGGGGAAAGATTGGAGGTATTTTTGCAGTTGCTTGTGTGTTCCACTAGCCCACTCCGTTTCGCTATCGTTAAATTTAACACCTACGCCGATCACCTCAAAACGAGGGTCACGAACGTAGGCTTCGGTGGTCATCTTACCCAAAGAAAAATCTTTGTCGTAAAATGTTTCAAAGTCTAAAGTTATCAGGTCCACTACTTGTGATCCTTCTGCGTAGCTAACTCCCCGCCACATGCTAAATAACCACAAGCGTCAATCCAGTTGTCTGCATTGTCAGGGTTAGACTTTAACCGTGCGATCTTCAGCAAGGTCATCATCACTGCAACGTCTAAGCTGCTAAAGGTGCGCTCGGTATACTGCGTCCACAACTCCGCGATCTCTCTGAAGTTATCTTCCATGTTGCCATGTGTAGCTGCACGATCTTTGGTGACGTATTGCTCGGCTTGGTTTAGGATACCAGTTCGCGTCCACGCGTTAGGGTCTACCCCTGCTGTGTTAGGACCGTCCTTAGTCATACGGTACGCAAAGTCTGCTACCCAATCATCAGAAGTACTTGCTGCAATCGCTGCGTTAGTGACTTTAACGCTACGCACTTTATTAACAAGCGACACAGTGCAACCAACATCTTTTGCTATTTCCTTGTCTGTCATTGCCCCTTTCCTCGCTAACAGGGTTAAGACCTTGCTGCTCTTATTCTTTTGTTTCTTAGCCTTAGTCATTCTTTTTCTCCATTATTTTTGCCAACCATTTGTCAGCATCTGCAGTTGCGCCGGTAATTTCTTCTAATGCACCGGTAACTTCTCCTAAAACCTCCCGCCTTGTTTCATCAACAAGGTTCTCCTTCATAGCATCAGCTAAAATGGTAGTTATCAACATCATAAGTGACGGCCATTGCCCCTCATACTGATAAGTCATTACTAAGTTAGCAATAATCGTAGCCAATAATTCTGGTGATGCCTTACTAGGCGAGGCGTCTATTACCTCCCCAATAATCTTTATAATCTCCGCGTCACTCATATTTTTGTCCATTGTTAATACTCCTTTCTGGGTAGCTTGTATTTTTTTACCGTGTGCGTCACAGACTGAAACGCTACATCTAAGATACGCCCTATCTCCCCATGGGTCATATTACGCAGTACCATCCGATTAATTATTGCCACTTGGGGTGGAAGCGGGGCCGCGAATACATCAACCTCAATCGGTTTCTTTTTCTTCCTGCCACCCGCCCTAGCGTTATTCTTAAACCCACTACGCGCCTGCGGAGAAATTAGCTGTAGTTTTGGATTATCTTTAAAGTCCTGTGTCGTTTGTTTAATCCAACACTTGCGATACAGTTCCTCGTATTTTCTTGTTTCTTCTACGTCCATTTTACCCTCCTTGTTAAATGCCCTCTCGCTCTGCTAACAACCAAAAGTTTGCGGCAAGAGGGACTAACTGTATCGTAGCTTATACGGCGTAGTCACGGCGTCAGAAAGGAGAACAGCCGCCTACACTGCCGTGGTTACTGATACGTAAAGCATGAATAAAACCCTACGCACCTATGCCACCCACTCACGGCTAGGGTAGTTAGTTATTGTTTCGGAAGTTTATTTCGTCTTCCAGTGTTTCAATAACATCGTACATATTATCCTCATTGACAACTAAGTCTAAACCTCCCGCGGCACGTATTTGTTTGAGGTTTTTATCTTGCAAAGCTGTCGGTTTGTTTTTACCCGCCTTACATTCTATCCCAAAGAACACACCGTGGTAACAGCCTACTATGTCAGGCACGCCACTTTGACCGTAGCCACCTGTAACAGGATAGAAGTAATACGCACCCAATTCTTTTAGCTGCGCTACCACTTTCTTTTTAACTTTTGCTTCTGGAGTTAACGCCATTTCTTACCCTCCCCTTGATACCAGTTCATTTAGGGTTTTCCCTAAATACCCAAAACACGGTTTCTGTTATTCGCATACCCACAGACGGTATCGTAGCCACCTGCGGGTGATCAGCTACCTCAAGTATATACAAGACGGCTAGTTGGTCCTGCATCCACTTGGGTAGCTGTTTTACACTTGTGTACGTACGTTCTAATGCCGTGTCAAGACTTTTTTTACCAAAAGAAGTGACACGGACGTCTTTCATATCAAGTGATACGAACACGCGGTACGTAGTGCTAGGTTCTACCATCAGGTAGTAACTTCTTCTGGGAATAAGAAATAAGCCCTGCTGTCGTATTTGAAACCCACATTATCCACATAATATTTGTTCTCAAACATAGACAAAGTAGCTACCTTATCCTGTATGTGTTTAGGGGCTTCCTCAAGGATATAAGTATTTACATCATCTCCGTGCATATTGCTGTCTCCATTCCCCCTGTTAACTCTGTCCATACGCATTACAGATACATACTCACGGTCAAAGCGACGAAAACTATACACAAAATCTAAAGACACATCCCCAGACACACGTGACTGCTCTTTCTTAAGCGCAAAGTAATTGTTTAACCTCTCAGGCATTTGTGCATTAGTAAATTCATGCCCAGAAGCTAACAGGGTTTTTAGTTCTTGCTCCAACATATTAAAGTGTTGCGATGGACCGTTTACACCCAACTCATAAAGTGCCTTGGATACGCTATCTTCCACACTGCTATTCCGCTGCCGTATCGCAAACGAAACGTCCCACGAACAATGCCCTGCGATTTCAGTAGTCCTATAATTTCTTAGGGAGCCAAGGGCATAACGTGTCGCTATTGATATGTCTTTTGACATACGCATATACCGTTGGTAAGAGTAATCTCGGTACTTCCTATTCTGTATATCTATCGCGTGCACACCGTACTTGGCCCTCCCAGATCGGTTTGCAGTTTGTGAAGAACTATAATCCCCATAACCTATCCACCCCATAGGCATATATTCACCATCCATGTAAACGTAGCTTTTACTAGTCTCTACCCGCGCAAATTTACAGCCACGTATCCCAAGCGAAACCATTTCCTCAAACGCTTTCATTGCGACTGACTGTTTTAGTTCTGCCGAGTTTCTTTCGGCACGAATTAACGCTTCCGCTACCGTAATATTTGAAAAACTACGATCTAAACTTACCCAACTCATATTTCTTCCCCTTTGGTTACGTTTCTAAAGTTACAAACAGTGTTAATCCGTGCATTGTACTGTGATCTAACTGTCTTTTCTAGTTCTTTCTGTTGGTGTGGGGACAAACACTCCTCATGATAACTTGTGGACCCTAAAAGTATTTGCGCTAGATTTAAGCGCAACGGGTGCTTCGGGTCGCATATAATATCACGTGCAAGATCATATTTCTGAAATACATCATTAATTTCATTATACCCGCGCCCGTATTGCCAATGTAATCTCTTCTCCCCAATATGTTCGTAGACTTCTTTGAGTATTTTTTTATCGTAATCATAATCATCTACAGGTAAGATAGGGAATATCGTAAACGCCCATTCTCTAAACGCTTCTAATTCCGTTTTCATACCGGCTTTAGCGGATTTATCTATCGTTACTTTCGCGGGTTTAGGTAAGTTTTTACCCCCTTTAACATTCAACAAATCCATAGACTTTAAGTCAAACGTAAATGTTATAGCTGCGTTATCGTCCTTAGTGTTCAGCCACCCATCTAACCATGATGGGGGGCTGTCTCCATGCGCATTTTCATAGAACCGCGCTGTACCGGAACACACGGAACGGCTTTTAGATAAGTAAAATTCTTTACCGCTGTCTACATGAAAGATATACTGCTTACCGTTGCGAAGGATAAAAGATAGTTTGCGTGGCAGGAAACTAGCTAAGAACTTATAGCGTTGCGTATGCGCTCCACCGCCTGAACCATTACGAACCTTCACAGAAACAGTATTTTTCTTTCGCGTCCACACAATAGGAGAAAACCGCACTGTATCTTCTAAACTAGGCTCGTAACACCAATTATACCAAGGAGGGAATACATCATCACCAATGCTGTAACCATCTAACAGCGCATAACAATTGTCGTTAATCTTTTTGATGCGTTCCCATTTTCGGCTGCGTTTTTCATCGTCCAGTGGGCGTATATCTTGTTCTTTTGAGTGCTTGCATGATACCAGTGGTTTAATATGGTGGTACAGGCTCTCAATTGCGTTCCAATTGTCGGTGTATCTTTTCTTCAATTCCATAACATAGTCTTTCTCTTGTTAGTTTAGGGAATTCCCTAAATGGTTAATCAGCTTGAATCTCCCCTGCGCCACCGCAGTTTTCGCAGTCACGCCATTCGCCTACAGGTTCGTAGATACCGCCAGAACTAAGCACGAACTTCTCATGTTCTACTTG